CTCACGCTTGGTACACCGCCCCCTCCGGCACCGCAGGAAACACCATCAGTTTTACCCAAGCCATGACCTTGGATGCGTCGGGTAACTTGGGGGTGGGAACTACGTCGGCTGCACAAAGGTTGGATGTTTCTTCAGCATCAACGTCTGATACTGACCTGAAATACAACATGGTGGTTCGCTCGACGGATGCGTACACCACGACACCTCAGGCCGGTATTGCATTCGCCACATTCTTTAATTCCACGCAAAACCTTCCGCTGTGCGGCATCTATGGCGGCAAAGAAAACGCAACACTGAGTGATTTTGCGTCCAAAATTTCTTTTGCCACAAGAGCCAACGGCGGAAACATTACCGAACGCGCCCGCATCGACTCTAGCGGAAACTTTGGTCTTGGCATTAACAGGGTCTTTGGTTCTGGCAACGGATACGCAGGTAACTCATCTGCTGCCTCTAGCGCCACGCTTGAGTTGTGGGATGTCAACGGCAACACCAAACTCTACAACGCTTGGGGTTCTGGTAATTTGCTCTTTGGCACTTCCAACACCGAACGAGCCCGCATCACCGCGGGTGGGGATTTGTTGGTTGGGACGACGAGCAACAGCCCCGCCGGAACAACATCTCAATTTGTCAATCAATGGAGTGGTGGGTCGAAATGGGGCATTTCGCTCAACCAAACAGTAAGCAGTGCGACTGCTTACACACATATCAATTTCAGCACCAACGGTACAACGGTTGGCAACATTAATGCCAACAACTCTTCAACCACATACGCCACATCCTCCGATTACCGCCTCAAGGAAAACCAACAGCCCCTGACCGGCAGCGGCGCATTCATCGACGCGCTCAAGCCTAAGACTTGGGCGTGGAAGGCTGACGGTAGCAAGGGCGTGGGCTTCATCGCACATGAGGTGCAGGAAGTCAGCCCCGGCAGCGTGGTTGGAACCAAGGATGCCGTGGACGCTGAAGGCAAGCCGGTCTATCAGGCAATGGAGTACGGCTCCGCTGAGTTCATTGCCAACATCATCGCTGAACTGCAATCCCTCCGCGCTCGGGTAGCGCAACTTGAAGCCAAGTAAGAAAGGAAACCCATGAACATCACCATCAACCAAATGGATCGCGTGGCCGCTGACGGATTTGTGACCGTGGTTCACTGGAGCGTTAGCAAGACCTCCGGTGAATTCACTGCTTCGCAATACGGCACTGAGTCGTTTACCGAGGAAGGCACCTTCAAGCCTTTCTCTGAACTGACTGAGACTGACGTTAAAGGCTGGCTTATGGATCGCTGGGGTGCTGAAGGAGTGGCTGCTAAAGAAGCTGCTCTGGATGCTCAACTGGACGCATTAGCTAACCCTCCCGTTATCTCTGGACTTCCTTGGAGTGCTTAATATGAAAAAGCCCGGTAAAGTTGAAAAAGTCATGAAAGAGTACAAAGAAGGTACTCTGCATAGTGGCAAGAAAGGCCCGGTTGTTAAGAGCCGTAAGCAAGCCGTTGCAATCGCTCTTTCAGAACAAAGAAAAGCAAAAAATAAAAAATAATGGCTGCTTTAAAACAAGAGCATTGCAAAAACGGGCATTTAATGTCTCAATATAGGAAACAACACCCTAATGGAGACACTTACTGTTCAGCCTGTAAAGTAGAGCGAACTAAAAAAGCAAGAAAACTGAATCCAGAAAAAACTGCAAACTATGGCTGGAAAAGTAAAATAAAAGCAGCTTATAGCATTTCTGAAGAAGAATACTTCAACATGTATTCTTCTCAAGAAGGTAAATGTGCTATATGTTCTTTAGAAATTTTAGCTAAAAATCGTTCTACACACATAGATCATAATCACACAACTGGAAAAGTTAGAGGATTATTATGTCATCATTGCAACACTGCTCTTGGGCTTTTTAAAGAAAACACAAAAACACTGGAGGCTGCTATGCAATATCTAAATAATGATGGTTTCGTGAAGGCTAAGAAGTAACATGAACGCAGGCTTCAACGAGGATTTGAAACGAATAGAAAATAAAGTAGACAAACTAACGGATGCTGTTACTCGTCTGATCCTCGTTGAAGAGCGTCAGAATGCTCAAGGTGTCCGTATCACTCAGTTGGAAGAAAAGACTGAAGAACTTGACAAGCACATCTCAAAGGTTGATCGTAAAGTAGAACGATGGGTGAACATGGGCATGGGTGCTTGGGCATTGTTGGCTACTTTGTTTGCAGTTGCTGAGATTGTTGTTAAAGCACAACACTAGAGTAAATACCAATTGACTTATATTTTAGTTCGTGTATAATAGTTCTTATAAAGACACCAAGGAATACTAATGGCAACAACTTATTTACAACTTGTTAACAATGTGCTTATACGCCTAAGAGAACAAGAAGTGTCTTCTGTTGGTGATACTGTTTACAGTTCATTAATTGGTGTCTTAGTTAATGATGCTAAGCGCGAAGTTGAAGATGCATATTCTTGGAATGCTTTAAGTCAGACTATTGTTATTCCTACTGTAGCAAGTCAACCGAGTTACACTGTGACGGGTTCAGGACAACGATTCAAAGTTGATTCTGTCTTAAATGATACTGAGAACGTTACGATGCAGCAAGTGTCTCGTGATTGGCTTGATCGTCAGTATTATTTAGCAACCGTTCAGAATGCTGCTCCGATATACTACTGCTTTGATGGCGTAAGTAACGATGATAACGTAGTCCGTGTGTGGCCTCAGCCCGATAAAGTGTACTCATTGCGGTTTAATCTGAACATTCCTCAGAACGATCTTACTGCCAACGGTGATTTGATTAAAGTTCCTCCTCATTTGGTGCAGATGTTAGCATATGCCAATGCTGTGGCTGAACGTGGTGAAGACGGTGGACAGTCCTTTAGTGAGTTGTACCAGAAATATCGTCTTTCTTTAGCTGATGCAATTGCTTTGGATGCTAATAGGTACGATGAACAAGTAACCTGGGAAAGCACATAATGGTAGCAAAGTTATTAACTACTTCGATTGCTGCTCCAGGATTCATGGGATTGAACACCCAAGACTCTATCGTTTCTCTTGAGTCTGGATTTGCTACTGTAGCAGCCAATTGTGTGATTGACAAGTTTGGCCGTATCGGTGCACGTAAAGGATGGACTAGACAGCACACAGGTAACGTTGATCTTGGTTCTGCAAACATTGGTGCCATCGGAGAGTTAATAGCTAATGATGGTACCTCTTACATTGTTGCAGCAGGAAACAATAAACTGTTCAGGTTGTCCGGAACTACACTGACTACTCTGACCTATGGAGGCGGTGGCGTAGCCCCTACGATCACTTCTGACAACTGGCAGATGGCTGCTCTGAACGGAATCTTATATCTGTATCAGACTGGACACGATCCTTTGATCTTTGATCCTGCTGTGTCAACCACGACATTCCGCAGGGTGTCTGAGAAGACCGGCTATGTCGGAACTGTCAGCAACAACAATGTGGTCATCAGTGCATATGGACGTACGTGGTCAGCAAACAATTCAACAACCAAGACAATCATTCAGTTCTCTGATTTGCTCAGTGGCTTTGTGCTGTCTACGGGCACTGCCGGAACACTGGATATTTCAGAAATATGGCCTGCTGGTGCAGATGAGATTGTAGGTTTAGCTGCTCATAACGGCTTCCTGATAGTTTTTGGACGTAGACAGATTCTGATTTATGCCAACGCACAAGACCCTGCTAGTCTTACGTTGCAAGATGCAATCACTGGCGTCGGCTGTGTTGCTAGAGACTCTATCGTGACCACCGGCAGCGATGTGATCTTTTTATCCGATAGTGGCGTTAAGTCATTAATGCGGGTGATCCAGGAAAAGTCTGCTCCTTTGCGTGACTTGAGTGCCAATGTCCGAGATGATTTATTAACGGCAATTTCAATTGAATCTTCCCCGTCTAGCATTAAAGCTGCGTATTCAGACAAAGAAGGTTTCTATCTATTAGTGTTGCCTTCTGCTGGTATTCTGTACTGTTTTGACATTCGTGTAACGCTACAGAATGGTGCTGCACGAGCAACTACTTGGGACGGTCTTATTCCTACTGCATTCTGCTACAAACAGAATAAAGACTTGTTACTTGGTCGTCCTGGCTATGTTGGTAAGTACGACAGCTACAAAGATGATGATGCCACGTACAATCTTCGTTACTACACCAACTACTTTGACTTCGGTGTTCCTACGGCGCTCAAGATCATGAAGAAAGTCGGTATCACGACGATTGGTGGTGCAGGTTATCCGATTTCACTGAAGTTTGGTTATGACTACACCGACATCTACAACAGTCGAATCTTTAACTTGGCTAACGCTGCTGTGGCTGAATATAACATTGCTGAGTACAATATTGGTGAATACGGTGGATCAGCATTTGATAATCGTGTAATCAATATTGGCGGTGCTGGTAAAGTCATTCAGTTAGGCTTTGAAACCATTGTAAATGGTAAGCCGTTCTCATTACAAAAGATTGATGTATTTACTAAAGTGGGTAAAACCAGATAAAAGGGGTATTTAAGTGTCTAATTACACCAAAACAACTAACTTTGCTGTCAAAGACGGTCTTGTTTCTGGCAACCCCGCGAAGATCATCAAGGGAACGGAAATCGATACCGAATACAATAACATCGCTTCTGCAATCCTGTCGAAGCCTGACGCTAACAACGGAACCCATACAGGAACTACGGTAATGGCTAATCTTACACTGTCTGGTACATTCTCTGGTACCATTGATGGAGGTACCTACTAATGGCTGGCGAACTTGATTACACTGGTCTTCTCAGTGGTCTATTGAATACTGCTGGAAATATCTACGCCTCTAACCAAGCTGCTAGCACTGCACAACAGGCTGGACAGTTAGCCGCACAGCAGGCTCAGTTCCGTCCCGTAGGCGTTACCACTCGCTTTGGTCGTAGTGGCTTCCAGTATGGCCCGGATGGTCGTTTGATTGGCGCTGGCTATCAGGTAGCTCCTGATGTAGCTGCTATGCGGGAAGCTCTGCTGGGTATCTCTGGCGGAGCACTGCAACAGGCACAGCAGCAGCAAGCCATGCAGAATCAAGTCAATCAAGCTGCTCAAGGCTTGTTTGGCTTAGGACAGCAGTACGTTGCTGAGTCTCCGCAGGCTGCTGCACAGCGTTATCTTGCACAACAGCAAGAACTGTTGGCTCCTATGGACGAGCGTGCACTGGCTCAGTTGCAGACTTCTCAGTTCCGACGTGGTACTGGTGGTCTTTCGATGGGTGCTACTGGCGCTACTCCGATGGGAGCTCCTGGTCTTCGTGCCGCTAACCCGGCTATGGAAGCTTTCTACAATGCACAGCAGCAGCGTAATGCTCAGTTGGCTGCGCAAGCACAACAAGCCGGTCAGCAACAAGTTACCTTCGGCCAAGGCTTGCTTGGGGGTGCTCTGAATCTTCAGCGCGGTGGCTACGGTGCTCAGGAAGCTGCTCTGGCTCCGTTCAATGCTGGTTTCCAACAGGCTACTGGCGTGGAACAAGCAGGTTTACAGCCCTTGACTTTAGGTGCTGGCTTAGGTGGTGGAAGCGCAGCCGCAGCTCAGTTGCTTGCTCAAGGTGCTAACACTGCAAATCAACTGACTGCTAATCGTAATACGGCTGTGGTTGGTGCTTTAGCTGATCCGGTTGCTCAGTTAATCGGCAAACTGTTCGGAGGTTAATGATGGCTGACGGAATGATGGGTAATCCTTACCTTGGTCTTCTGAACCTTGGTCTTAGTCCCGAACAAGCTCAGGCTGAAGTTGATAAGCAACGTGCCATGCAGTTTGCTAATCTTAATCCTCAACAGCGTATTGCTTCTGGCATCTATGGCGGTCTTACGCAAGTTTCTCGTGCCTTAGGCGCCCGTGATCCGATGCTTGAGCAGGCTTCGCAGCTGCGTCAGCTGGCAGGACAGTTTGATACGACTACTTCTGAAGGTATGATGCAGTATGCCAACGCACTCAGGCAAATCAATCCTCAGATGTCTCAGCAAGCTGTTCTTCAGGCCCGTCAAATGATGCAGGCCGAAGCTGCAGCAGGTAAGACTAAAGCTGAAACCGCTAAAATCGAACGAGAGCTATCTCAAGATGAGCAACTTCGTAAAGAATTAGCAAATTTGCCTGAAAATGCAACTGAAGAAGATATGCTTCGTGTTGTCAGAAAGTTTGGTAAAACAACGGATGTATTAAAGGGACTTGAGGCAAAAATAAATTTACAAGCCAATATAGCTGCTAAAGCAGACGCTGCTAAAGCCGCTGCTGCTGAACGAGAACAAGCACTTTCTAGAACTTTAGAAAATCGAGTTTTAATTGCTCAGCTGCAGGGAGCAAATGCTACACAATTAGCTCAAATGCGGCTTGATGCGCAAAAACAATTGGAAGAACTTCGTCAAAGCAACAAGATTGACTTGTTCAAGATTCAACAGGAAATCAAGGGAATTAAGCCTCTGGCGGCTGGTCTGCAAACGGCAGAAGACAAAGACCTGGCTCAGATTCTTAATAATAAGGAATTGATTTCTACTCTTGATCGTCCTATTAATGCATTGACTTCTGGTACTCTAAAGTTAGGTCCAGTTGCCAATCTTGGTAACACTCTCCGTAACTGGTCTAACTCGTCTAATGAGGCCAGCCAAGCATACGCGGACATGCAACGCGCTATTCAAGCAGCTACTAACATCAAGGTATCTGCTGAGAAAGGTGTTCAGACCGATAAGGACGTTGAGCGTTTTGCTAAAGAACTTATTGCTGCTGCTGGTGGTAATGATACTAAGGTTCTTTTACAAGC